TTACCCTCTAACAATCTCATTCTGATATTTCCAAATGTCAATTCTATATCATATACGCCTTTTGTGAAGGTGAAACTATCTGATGCCCCGTAACCAATGTATATTCCAATACTACCTGATGATAATGGAACGTTTAAATCACTGCCTGAAATACTTAAAAAAGATCCGCTGACGTCATTGATATATGATGTACCAGGGGCTAAGCTGGATGTCAATGATAAATATGTTGTAGCAGTTTCTCCTGGTCTAGCATCTTTGATCTGCATTCTAGCTGTAATACCGCTTAGATCTATAGGTGTATTATTAGCATCTACATACTGTACTTCAAATTGCGTCGTAGCGCCTTTTTCAATAATAAATGAGTATTTGCCTGAAGCCATAGTTTATTTTTATATAAATATGACAGTTTTAACTTAGTAACTACCATTAAGTATGGTAAGTAATTCATCAATCGCCGGATGTCTATGAGAGTCCTTTAAAACGGTCTTAAACACATAATTAGACCCGGTTAACTTACTCATATCGTGATAAGCAGAATAGTTAGGATCTTTTAAATCTATTTGAAATGTGTCACCGCATAATATCATTTTACTGTCTTTACCTAAACGGCCGATTGCCATGGATAATTGCGATCTGGTTAGATTCTGAAACTCGTCGACTATTACTACAGCATTATCGAATGTCCTACCTCGGAAGTGAGCTAATGACACTAACTCTATCTTTTCTTCTTTTTCAAGTTTTTCCAAAATGTCTGGCTTGTTATATACTTTACGCATATTGCTTCTGATCGGAACTAACCATGGTTCCATCTTCTCACGTTCACTGCCAGGAAGAAAACCATTATCCTCAGTCGCAACCGTAGGCCTTGTTATCACAATTTTATTGACCTCGCGTTTAAATAATAGATCCAATGCAATCTGACAGGCTAACAATGTTTTACCTGATCCTGCCTTCCCTAATACAAAGTTATAAGGTTTATTCAATATCTCAGCCTTAGCTGCTTTCTGCTCTTCAGATAATGTAACAGAGAAACGGACAGCACCTTTTGGGGCTGATTTGTCAATATTTTGTTTTGCCATATACTAGCCGATCCTATCGGTTTCTAATAAATATTATACAAGCATATGAACATAAAAAAAGGGGTGCCCTAAGACACCCCTCTTTCTTCGATTAATTCAAATCAATTTTAGATACGATCTAAAGCTGAGCAGAAAATCTTACCATAGAATTCAGGACGAACCATTTTCTTAGCATATCGAGTCATCACACCTTTTCTTGGAGTGAAGTTAGTTGGATCGTATACTAATGGTGTCATGATCAACGGAATGTATGGAGCATATACAGCACCAGTTTCAAGGAATTGACTTCCTCTATATCCTAACAAGATAGTGTTTTCTGTCATGTAAGGATTTTTATAAACTTGGTATCTGTTATTGATAGCACCTACTTTCTGAACTCCCATCGCAAACTGCATCTGATCTCCATCTGTATCAGCGGCGTAACCAGGAATGCTTTCAAGGATGGTTGCAACTGTTGGCGAACATACAAGGAAGTTAGCTCCACCACGTAATGTTAACTGGTGAATTTTGTTGCTTACTTTCTGAATCTTCGTACCAAGAGTTTGGAACCATGTACCTTGATTATATGCCTGAGCTGCTGCATTTGATTGAACAAATGTATTTGTTGCTGAATCAAATTCAGAACCAATCTTAGCTGACCATCTTTCAACTGTTTGAGCATTTGAAATCAACATATCTAAGATCTCTAAGTCAATCTCTTGAGAGATGTACTCTGATAACATAGAAGTCAATTCTGCCTCAGCGTCAATTGAATGATAGGCATTAAGATCCTGAGCAAACTCTGGAGACCATACAGCTTTCAACTTACGTGTCTTGGCTACAATTGCCTCGCTACGAAGTTCAAGATTGATTTCCGGAATGTCTAGATCCGCGCCTGATCTTGAAGCAACGTCTGCTACTTGATCATCTTCAAAGTCGCCTCTGGTTGTATCAGTTGGTTGTTTGTGGAACAGAACTGTCGGTGACTGTGGTTTAGCTGTGGCATCATGAGTGGCCAAGAAACCTATGTGGCTACCACCACCTAACATCTTAGTGAATTCTGGGAAAATAGTAATGTTAGTACCTACAACGTTGAATGCACGAATACCATTTTTATCAAAATTAGCTAATGATGCTGTCGGAATAGCAAGAACTGTATGCTCATTATCAGCAGCAACAATTGATGCTGAAAACTCTGCATTATAGTTAGTGAACCAGTCAAATTGTGTCTGAGACAATGTACCTCCATTAGAGAAAGTAGTTGTACCAGCAGCAACAGAACCTGTTCTAGCTGAATTCACTGAATTTGCCAATACACCCATAGATGCTGAATAATCATTTACAGAATATCCAAAACGTCCAGGACCGTAAAGACCTTCAGTAGCAGCATTACCTGCAGGAACGTTAGTTCCATTAGCACCAGCATTGGTAATACCAAATACTGAGTCTGCTTGAGATGTACGACCTTGACCTGTTAGGAAATCGTTACCACCTGCAGTACCAACTGTACCTTGCTTTGTACCATATTTGAAATCTAAGTAGAACACAAGACCTGATGGCAGGTTCATTGGTTGTACTGAAACGAAATCTTTTGCTGCAATTTCAGCAAAGATTCTACGTACCAAAGGAAGTGCAACACCGGCCCACTCTTCGCTGTTAGCGGCAGTGCCAGTATTGTTTACTTCTGATACGAGTTGCTTAGCTTGGTTCTCTAGGAGAACTGCCAAACCTCTACGCTCTACCTCAGAGCCTATGCCTTCCAAAAGACCGGTTCTTTCCCACTTTTTTTCAAGTTGGATAGTTGCAGCCGCTTGATTAGCATGAGCGTCTTGAGGTAATAAAGAATTAATATTCATCGTTTTTCCTCTTATCGATTATATGTGATTAATTTATTCCATCTTGCCGCAAGTTCGTTGCCCTCTGTTAATACTTTTTTAGGAGCAGTCGATGCACTTGCTTTAGATGCATAACTTTCTTTTAATTTTCTTTTCGCAACTTTTCCAGAACCGAATGACTCAGCTAATGTAGAGTAAATTAATTTAACTTCGCGAATATTAGATGCGCGATCAAAGTTTTCAATTACTTTCAATTTCTGAGATTCGTTCAAAGAATGATTACGGAACAATTTGTTGCTGAACAACAATTTTGCATTAAGAAGATTTACTTCATTGATTTTGGAACGAAGGAATCTGATAACGTCATAAGCTTCCTCTAAGTCGCCTTTGCCTTCACCTTCTTCTACTTCTTCAGCTTCTTCTGCTTTTTCAGAATGCTCGCCTTCTTCTACTTCACCACCTTCCATCTCACGAAGAGCTTTGATAACTTCTTCTAGATCTACTTCTTCTTCTTCATACAGATCACCTTCTCCGGGATCGTCTGTTGAAGTAGCGTCGAGGTCTACTTTGTTGTCACCAGCACCAATTTCTGAAGAGTCGAGGTCTTCATCCACTTCTTCCATTTCTTCTTCAAGCTCTTTGATAATAGCTTCAAGTTCCATTTCATCCATGTCTTCAACTTCTTCTACAGCAGGAGCTTCTTCAGCAGGAGCTTCCTCTGCAGGAGCTTCCATACCTTCTTCTTCCTTCACTTCCTCCTTGTCACCATGCATGCCTTCTTCCATTTCTTTGTCGCCATGCATACCTTCATTCTTTTCATCGTCGCCATGCATACCTTCTTCCATTTCAGAATCCATGGTTTCATCCATTTCTTCTTCCTCGGCGATACGGTTAGACAACATGCTTTGAATTCTTGGAGTAAATGCTTCTTCCAAGGCTAATTTTGCATTTGCTAGCGCGGTCTCACGAACGGCTTTAGCATCAGCAATAGCCTGCTTTAATAAATCATTTGCCATGATAATTTTCCTTATATTTAATTCGGAAATGAGATTATTCAGAATCTCAATAAAAATATTATGATTAGATCAGGGATAGCGTAATGATAGCACGCTATATGTTACAGCAATAAATATGTTGTAACTAGAAAAAAAAATTATTTAATAGAAGCAGATGCTAACTTCTGTCTATATGCAGCTTTTTGCAACTGTTCTCTACGAGTAAGTGACTTACTTTTGAATTCTTTACGTTCTCGGGCTTCGATAAGTTTACCAGAGTCCTTAGTCAAGCGCTTGAACTCTTTGATAGCAGCTTCAATTTCATATCGCTGTCCATCTTTTGATTTAGGTACACGGACACTTGTCGCATGTCCAGGATTGATCATTTGTCTTCGTTTGTGATATCTCTTCATATAACAATTAATATAATAAATTTTTATTTAAAAACCAAATATTTTTTTATTCTTCAGAATCAGGATGTTGTACAGCTTTACCTGCTCTGTTATCATCAACGCCGGCGGTGTACTGATCTTCTTCTATTGATTTACCAGCGGTGTTATCATCAACGCCGGCAGTATATCCAAATTCTGATAATGTGGTATTGACTTTGTAATATCGATTTAAAACGACACCCATGTCATCATAAGCTGATTCTAGTCTCTGTTGCATGGTATTAATTTCCGTAGCAGTTTTTTCAAAAACTTTGAATGCTTCTTTAAGCTGTTTCATATGTCTTGAAACGGTGACATTATCAAACCAATGTTCAGATTCTTGCATCGTAAGAATTTCAGCCTGTTCGACAATAGAATTTAGTTTTGAAATAACTTCATTTAGATCATAACTGCCATAAACTGATTCGCCTATTTTGTTAAAGTTTGCTACGGTCTTTAGAAAATTGTTACGTTCAGTTTTATCCATTTTATCTGACTCTGATAGAATGGTGTTTAATAATTTATCTTCAAAATGTGACATTATATTCCTATTTTACTTATATTTGTTTTCAACCCTTTAAGAGCTTTGATAGCTGCGTTGAGATATCTACTGCTCTGAGCAATATTACTTGAATAGATTGGATCATCTGTATTTACAGTCATAGATTCCAAATAATCTACTAAACGATCTTTTAGATCTGACAGTGATTCCGATGTTTCATCTATTTCAGTAAAAAACGCGTCGAACTCATTCTGCTCATTAAGTTGCCGACGAATCACTCCTCTTATATTCTCACGTACCTTATTCGAATGCATAATCTTATGGATATGTATTAAATGGTGGTTCGCCAGGAATATTACCTAATGTATCGACGATAATTCCAGTACCACGTGTTCCAAGTGAATTAAATGATCCATATCTACTTGAATGCGCAGCGTCTTCTAATTTATCAAATACTGAGCCATTTGCTTCTGGATTGCCGAATTGTGCATTTGATACAGGTGTATTGTTAGGACCTAATACTGTACCAGTTCCTAAATCTCCAGGATTAGTTGGTCCATAAAGTGATGTATGTGCTAAATCTATTAGTGCCATATTATATTTCCTTTATTATATTATGTATAATGTTATCAATTTTAGAAAACTTGTTATTTGTTTTTGAAATAGATTCGTTTACAGGTGAAAGAAATGCTCCATGAGTAGAAGGATTTGATACGAAATCAAAAGCTATTAATTCGAAATCAGGCTGCACCTCTAAAGTATTTTCGCCTTCTCTCATAACTTCTTTCACAGATCCCATTCCGCGCGATGATATACCAAGCTTGATTCCTGATTTAAATAATTCTTTCAATATATTACCAGAAGGAGTAGACAACACTTCTACTGTGCCTACTAGATCATCTCCTTTGAATTCCATATCCAAAACATTATGCGAAACATTATTAAGATTCACAACTGAAGAATCTGGATGATCAAGTTCTCCCAATGCCCTGCGTTCTGAAATAAATGTGTTTTCATATTTCCGGGCTTCTCTCATTAATGTTTCTTTCGGATATATTCTCCCGTTATGATTTTTTGCATTAGCTCGTTGTAGCACTCCTTTGACAATAAGTTTACCATCATTGCGTTGTAATGACTCCATTACCATATCAGGCGATACTTCGAATAACACATGTTCTCTTAATAGTTGTTTGTTCATTTTGATAGCTCTCTAATTTTATTTCCGATTCGAGTCATACGTTCGTATATCTGCCCCATTCGTTTAGATGATGATTTCCAGAAGTGTGATGAATCGACACCCATCTCTGTTTTCAATTTCAAATTATTATTAACAACTCTTTCCATCTCAGCCAACATATTATTGATTTCTCGAATACCTTTATTGACTTTTTGCTGAGGTGATATTGTAGGATCTTTTTTAAACTCTCTATATGAGACTTCATTAATATGCATTTCTGACATCATACGTAAATATAACGATTCAGACATCTTTTTATAATGCTTATTAGATTTTTTTATTTTTTCACTGCCTCCCTGCTCGATAGTGTCATCATCGACATCGCCGAAAGCGTACTTATGCGGAGGAGCTGGGACGGAAGCTGTAGTACTGATTTCTTCAAGATCTTCTTCATCATCTACCTGTTTGGCGACTACACCTAATCTGTGATGAAGATATTCATCCGAAGCGTCAGTATCACCATCATTGTCCAGATCTTTGTCATCAAGATCTTCAAAGTCCATTTCAGCTTCTTTGTCAGATACTCGATCTACCTTTTCCATCACTGTATGGAATTTCTTATCTAGTTCTTCAATGAAACTCATCTATTGTTGCCTTTTTAAAACATAAACAGCTTTGTTACCACTTTCTACTATCTTTGAAGGTGACATTTCATATATTGTACCAACTGTTAAATGAGCAATGTTCACTGTCCCGCCGCCCGATAATGTTATAGTGCCCGCTGCGGATGATTCACCTACAATTATGGCGCCATAACCATAATCTGATCCTGTGAAATTAGTTGTTTCATTCTGTACTGTCTGAACTTTATAATATTTGCCGGGGTGTCCAAATCTGTCAAATTGATTTTGTTCTGATGGATTGTTAATGTATGATATATCTGTACTAGCCATTTTTTAATCCTTTTAACTCATCACGTAATTCATAGTATCTTAACATTACCAATACATCATTGTCTCCGATGATAGGTTTATTGTTAAGTTTATTTAATAGGTTAGCGACCTCCTGAAGTTTAATCTTCATTACTTTATTGTCAATAGTTTTACTATGCTCCATTATATCCATATACATTTTATCAGAATGTTTAGATATGAATTTTTTCAATCTGGGAGAATTGCTGACATTATTTACATATTCACGTAATAATGATTTTTGATCTTCATTTAATGAATCATATTTTTCGTTGAACTTGTCAACCAAAATTTTGTTCGTTAATATACGAATGTCTTTATCTTGTTCCGAAATGACATTTATATTTTCTTTTTTATTTCTTTTAGTACAGATATGTTCGACTACAATTTCACTATTGCGTACAAATGCCGCGGCATTATCTGATTCTGTATATTCAAATAATTTATAAATAGTAGCAAAAATTTTGTAGTTATCTGATCTTGTATGAAAGAATTCAGACATTTCATACAATCTGTTTATATCTCTGATCAAATTATATTTTTCTCTTTTCAAAGTAGATTCAGAAAGAGATCTTCTATTTTTCAATATTGCATTGATAAATTTTTCTGCTGATTCAGATGTACGAAATTTCTCTTCTATGATAGATTGATATAACTTCAATTCTTCTGATATAGCTGTTCCTTTAATGAAATATTTTTTTACGAGTTTCACTGCCCCCGTATCACGATTGTTCATTGTATCGGATGCTATACGTCTTACCAGTAATTCAAAGATTAGCCCGGTGTTTTTAAATTTTGAATGTTTAATTTTCTTCATTGCCAGAGTTCTGCTTTTCTATAAATATGTAATCAATCATCTAACAACTGATTTTCATCCAGAAGACCGGTCTCTGTTGTTTCTGAGCCTTCTGATAACGTTTCTTTTATAATATGTTTAGTTTTTTGTCCTGGCATTGCGCCGATAATAGCATCTATATTCACATCATGTTTTGATTCGAATGAAAGAGAATCTTTTCTACTTTTCGTTGTCAATTGATTGGAACTAGTTTTGAAAGTATTTGATAAATCTTTGATCGAAAGTGGGTCTCTGGTAAAATCAGATTTATGTGTTCCCCACGTATGTGATTCTGGAGGTCGACCTGTGCCTCCTACATATTCTTGCTCCTGACCAGGTAACAGTTCTCCTTTGGTAGCAACATGCATGGATGCGATATCATGAGGTGTGCCAAAAGACACATTTGTTTTTCTAGGATCATTACCTTCAGACTTAATCTGCCCTTTTCTAAAATCTTCTTTGAAGTCTTCAATGACTTGATCCTGTTCACTTTTCCATTCAGTGTCAGACATTTTAAATATATTTTCATATATGTATCTTTCAGAAAAAAGTCCAGATTCTTTCATATCATTTGCTAATGACAATTTTGCTGCTAATGTTTCTACCTGCTGTCTTTCATATACTAAGGATGGGTTAGTCAGTGATAATTCAAAATCAATTAGATCATCGTCTACAAAACCTTGAGAATATAAATGAATAATCGCGATTTTTGTAAGTTCTGAAATGAATACTCTTTGAATGCGTTCAATAGTTCTTGCAAAACGGACATCTTCAGCTGCCAATGTCGCTTTTCCTTCAACTCCTTCATCATATCCTAAAAATGCTTTAGGAACTTTAAGAGCTGCAAATAATTTATTTTTGAGATAATCAATGTCTTCAATTTGGCCATCATTGCCTAATCCTGGTAAAGCATCAATACTTGTACCAGATTGGTCTCCTCTTACTGGTAAGAAGTAATCTTCAATAGCATTTTGCATATTAAATTTAAGATTATAATCTCCAGTCTTTTCATCAATGTAAGGAACCTTTTTCATTTTATTGATGATAGATTGAATATGATTATCTACTTCATTTG